TTTGTTAGGGGGCACGTCTCTCATTTCTGCTGGAAAACCCGGAGGTTCCATGTCTGTTCCGAAACGATTTCTGAAGTCTACCTTGAATGACCGCCAGGAGGCGTACTGCCGTCATTATGTTGATCGCGGCGGTGATGTCCGCAACGCCATGGTACTGGCTGGCTATGACGACGATGGTAGCAGCAAGTTCCGTGTTGCCATGCACCGTCTCAAGCATAACCCTGCGGTCAGGGACCGCATCCACCAGATTACCCGTGAGTCGTTTACGAGCGACGCTGTGGAGGCCCGTGAGTGCCTGCTTCAGCTAATCAGGACTGCTAGGTCCGAGAAGGTAAGATTGGACGCTGCGCGTGATCTGCTTGACCGTGCCGGTCATAAGCCTCTGGAGACGCTGCTGACCATGAATGCGTCGGCAGCTTTGGACGAGACGGAGTTACGGGAGAAGATCACTGGACTGTTGACCCAGCTGAACATCGATCCTTCTACTCTCAAGCGGGAGAAGGAGGTGTTGGAAGCTAAGAAAGAGGAGTTCGAAGACTCGACGTTCCGGGTGAGTGAGTGATGGCCTGTGGGCAGAGCTGTCACCAAAATCCAAGTCGCCGGAAGGCGATGCATTATGGCTATGTCCCATGAAGTCTTAATTGAGCATGAGGCACTATATATAGTAGCTTATCACCCTGGGCCTACAGTATGTAGGGGTTCTCTGAAACCCCTGTCAAGCGCTTTGTTGTAAGGCGTTGATGCTGAATGCTTTTATTTTTGCTTTTCCCTGCCCCAGAATAGCCGTTTTTACATTCGGTGACATGGTGCGTCACCCCTCTGGACAAAAAACCCCGTGGCCGGAAAAGACGGAGACACCCACGAAACCCATCTACATCGAACCACGGGGGGTAGGAGCAACGGAGCAACCACCTACCTGTTGCATATATACAACATATAGTGTACTTATGCAATATGCACACAACATCTAGTGATCCCGACGTTGCCCGGACGGAATTGCTGTCCGAGTTGAGTCATTATGTTGATGTGCTGGACCGCCAGTTGCAGATGCAGCGGCTGCTACAGTACAGGCCGTACCCAAAGCAGCTTGAGTTCCATAATTCCGGTTCCGATTACCCAGAGCGCCTGCTGATGGCTGGCAACCAGCTGGGTAAGACCTACAGCGCTGCCATGGAAGTCGCCATGCATGTGACGGGCGTCTACCCGGATTGGTGGGAGGGCAGGAAGTTCGCCAAGCCGGTCAACGCTTGGTGTGCTGGCGTGACTTCCGAGAGCACGAGGGACAACCCACAGCGCCTGTTGCTGGGCATTCGCCGTGAATTCGGCACTGGTTCAATCCCGGCAGAGAATATTGTGGATATCCAGATGGCGCGAGGCGTCCCAGACGCCGTTGACAGCGTCACTGTTGAGCATGTATCGGGCCGTAATAGCCATATCTGGTTCAAATCATACGAAAAAGGCCGGGAGAAGTGGCAGGGGCAGACGCTTGATTTCGTCTGGTATGACGAGGAGCCTCCCGAAGAGATCTACACGGAGGGCTTGACCAGGGTAAATGCGACTGCTGGCATGGTTTTCGTCACATTTACGCCATTATTGGGCATGAGCCGCGTGGTCACACGCTATCTCCAGCCTGACGACGACGCCTCCAAGCACAGATATGTCGTCAATATGACCCTTGATGACGCGCCTCACATGACCGAGGCGATGAAAGAGCGCATTCTCTCCCAGTATCCTGAATATGAGCGGGACGCCCGGACCAAGGGCATCCCCATGCTTGGCTCTGGCCGCGTCTATCCTATTGCCGAGGAGCGTGTTGCCTTCAGCCTGAACGATTTCGGCAACGGCATGCCCGATTACTGGCCGACCTTGGGCGCTGTTGACTTTGGCGATTGGGATCATCCGACCTCTGCCGTCTTTGTTCGCTGGGACCGGGACCGCGATGTGGTCTATGTCACGGATTGCTACCGCCGCTCCAAGGAGCCGCTAACCGTTCACGCCGCTGCGATCAGGGACCGCGCAAATGGCTGCTATGTTGCATGGCCCCATGACGGCCTGAAGCACGACAGGACCGCTGGGCGCACCATCAAGGATCTGTATGCCGACAACGGGGTCAAAATGCTCCGTGAAAGAACCATGTATCCGTCAGGAGACTACTCCGTCGAGGCCGGTATTGCTGACGTATTGAACCGCATGCAGACCGGCAAATTACGCATTGCCGCGCATCTGGCCGATGTCTGGGATGAGTTCCGCCTTTATCACCGGAAGGACGGCAAGATCGTCAAAGAGCGCGATGATCTCATGGATGCTCTGCGCTATGCCGTGATGTCGATCCGACACGCCAGATCACCGGCTGATATGGGCCGCGCCATCGAGGTTGAGAATATGGAGGAGTACCATGTCTTATGATCTTGTTGTCCGCAATATCACGCATACCGATATTCAGTTGTACTATGACGGCATGGTCGAATTACTGCTGCCCCACCTTGAGGATTGGCACGATTTCGACACCGACAAGTTCAAGAAATGGCTCTGGCAGGCTGTAGACGATCCTGAGACGGATACCCTGCTATGCACCCACGGTCATCTGCCTGCTGGCTATTTCATTGCCAGGACCATCACGCCGGTCTGGTCGGAGGAGCGCGTCTCTTCCGATGTTGTCCTTTATGCGTTGCCTCCGTACAGAGGTAAGGGTGTAGCCGTTGCATTATTGCAACAGTGGGCTTATAATTTACAGAAACGTGGTGTGAAAAAGGCGCTGGCTGGATATTCTTTGCGGGCCAGCCATTCTCATGCCCGTGATGCTTACAAACGGGCGAAGTTTTTTACTCTTGGCGAAATCTACGCGAGGAAATTCTGATGTGTGGTGGCGGCGACGGCGGTGATGGCGGCGACGGCGACGTTGATGTAGATGGTGTATCAACGGCTGCGCCGGAAGCTGATGTAGACGATCCTGGCGTTAGCGCTGACCCGATGGGTCAAGGCGGCATAGGAGCAGGCACTGGCACCGGCAGTATTTCTGCGGCGATTTCTGCCGGTGTGGCTTCTGTAGCTAACGCTGCCGCAGCTCAAGGAAATGTTACCGATACCGAACAGGGCCACTCGGCTGCCCCCGAACCAGAAGTAGCCAATACTTCCCCAACCACATCTACTGAACAAAATGAAGAAACTTTAGAAGAGACTACTGTTGAGGTCGCGCTGACTTCCGTTGATCCGAGTCAACAGGCCGCGAATCTTGGTTTTGCTAGCCTAGCTGGTAATATTGGCTTGGGTGCCACTACCGCCCAAGAGGTGGCGGAAGCACAGCAGGCTCACGAAGACGCGATGAGCAGCCTTGACGCCAATGTCACAGAGGGCGGTATTGGTTCACTCTCTCCCGGTGTTGGCCTTGGTGTTAACAGCGAAATGGGTACCGCTACTTTTCAGGATATTGCCGCCTTGAACGCACCGGGGCTTCCCGGCTCGACTGTTGGTTTTGCCATTAACGACCCGACAGGTAATACGCCAGGGGCGATAACGGCTAGCCAGATAGCAGCCCATCAAAACCCATCGTTAGCTAACGCCATGTTTGGCCTTGCCGGTGCGATGCCTGGGGCGCTGGGCTTATTGGGATTTGCTGCTGGCGCAGTCGAGGGCCGTGGTACGACACAGGCCATGGGTCTTGCCGACAGCGGAAGGGGCGCTATCGCTGCTGCGATAGCCGGTATAGCCGATTCTATAAGCGGCGCAATGCCAGGGGGCGCGTCTGTAATGGGCCAGAGTTCCGACGACGACCCAGGAGAGATCGGTGGGCCGTCGCAGGCGGAACTTGACGCGATGGAGGTAAGCTCCGCTGATACAGATCAAGTGAGCGACGCCGGATTCGCCTGGAGTTTGGATAGAGTTATAGACACCACCGACAGCTTTTTAGACAAGTCGCAAATTCAGCCTCTCGCTGAAATACCTACCGATACAGGTGTCGGCACAACTGGACTGCTGGATGATCTCGGCACTACCGATATCACAGGGGCTACTGATTCATTATCTCGTCCCGGCAGCTTTAGGCGGTCAAGGACTACCACGCCAAGCAATCGCGTATTCAACCTAGCCAATTTATTCCGGCCCACCCTATCACCAGGGATTAGTCTGTGATGGCATATTCAGCAAGTGAGCTAATCGAACGGGCGGAAACGCTTGAGAATGAGCGCGCAAACTGGGAGCAGGATTGGCAGCGTATTGCTGATTTTATCCTGCCGCGTAAAAACGACATTATTACCAAGCGCTCTCGCGGAGAGAACCGTAACCAGAAGCGGTACGCCTCTATTGGCATGCAGTCCCTTAATATCCTGGCCGCATCTCTCCACGGCACACTGACATCGAAAGCGGTTCAGTGGTTTGATCTGGAGACAGGCAGGCCGGAACTGGACGCCAGTTCGCAGATTAAGGATTATCTGCAAGAGGTTGCCCGCATCATGTGGGTGGAGCTTAACGCCTCCAACTTCCATTCCCAGGTCCATGAATTGTATCTTGATCTGGCAGCGTTCGGCACTGGCTGCATGCTACAGGAAGAGGCTGCTGGTCCTGGCGAGGACTACGACGGGCTTATATTTTCAGCGCACCCGATTCAGTCGTATCTAATCGAAGAGAACCATAATGGTCAGGTGGACTCCGTGTGCATCAAGCACATGATGACCGCTAACCAGATTGCCGGGAAATTCGGTGAATCCGCCATGACTTCCGAGCAGAAGTCTGCGCTGACCAAAGACCCGCTGTCCCAGTTCGAGATCTTGCACTGGGTTATGCCGCGTGACACTGGCCGTTCTAAGGGCGACGGCTATACCGAAGACGCCTCAAAGATGGGCTTCAAATCATGCTGGGTTGACCGCTCCCAGGAAACCATAATACGGGAAGGAGGCTATCAGGAATTCCCGTTTACGGTATGCCGCTGGAGCAAGTCCACTGGCGATTTATACGGAAGAGGCCCTGGGGACACGGCTCTCAGTGATATTGAAGTATTGAACGAGGCTACCCGCCTTGAGTTGAACGCCTGGGCCAAGACAATCGATCCGCCGATACTGGTTGAGGACGATGGTGTAATCGGCAAGGTCAACATGCGTCCCGGCAAGCCCACCGTGGTCCGGGATGTAGAGCGGTCTGTCAGGCCGTTCCAGAGCAACGCCAACATGAATTTCAACCAGATCAAGCTGGGCGAATACCGCGACACCATCAGGCAAGCCTTCTTTGCCGATCAGCTGGAACTTCCCAATCGCGGCTCTGTTGAGATGACGGCGACGGAAATCCAGGTCCGCTACGATCTCATGCAGCGCGTACTAGGCCCAACCCTTGGCCGTCTGGAGCGAGAGCTTCTTGAGCCTGTGATCTGGAGAACCCTCAAGATCATGGGCCGTAGGGGCAAGATCCCGCCACCGCCGCCAGAGATGGGCGACGTACTTGATATCAATGTCCGTTATGTCGGCCCCCTCTCCCGCGCTCAGAAGCAGGCCGAGATCAACGCCTTTATGACCTTCCTGCAAGAAGTCGGCATGGTGTCCCAGATGAAGCCGGAAGTTCTGGACAACATCGACGGCGACGCCGCTATTCGCTGGCTGCATAGCCACCACGATCTGCCTGCCATTGTCATGGTTGAAGACAGGATGGTACAGCAACGCCGCGATGCCAGAGCCAAGCAGCAAGAGGCTCTTGCCCAGCAGCAGTTCCAAAGCGCCGGGGCGCAGGATACCAAGGCCATGGCAGAGGCCGAAGCCAAGATGCAGCAAGCTGGTGCCGCGCAGCAGCAGGCGGCAGGCGAACAACAGCCCGAATAGTTGGAATGACGAAATATACAGAAAGGGAGATAGCTAGTGCTTATGCGCGTTTATTTGGCGGCGAAACGGGCATGGTCGTCCTTGAAAACATGGTTTCTAAATATCAAAGACGAAGTAGCTTTGTTCGTGGAGACCCATACGAGACGGCTTTTAAGGAAGGTGCGCGGTCAGTAATTCTGCACATCAGGGCCATGGTGAAAAAACACGGCCCGGACAATGATTTGGAAAGGTTGATCGATGAATGAACAGGTTTCCGAAACAGTTTCCTCAGAGGCGGCGCAGGCTCCAGTAGCCGAGGCGGCTCAAACTCAGTCGGAACCCGGCTGGAGAGACGGACTCTCTCAGGAAAACAGGGACCACGGCGCGATCAAGGACTTCAAGACGGTTGACGATCTGGCTCAATCGCATATCCACGCTCAGAAAATGCTTGGATCTTCAGTGCAAGTCCCCGGTGAACTCGCCACTCAGGACGATTGGAATAAATTCTACACTAAAACAGGCCGTCCACAGGACGCAAATGCTTACGACTTCACTGTCGTCAAGGCTCCGGAGGGCTTCGCTATAGCTGATGAGCTTGTTTCCGGGTTCAGATCAGCCGCTCATAACAGCGGTCTTAACCAGCAACAGGCTTCCAATCTGATGGATTGGTACGTCAAGGCGTCTCAGGGCCAGCTTCAGGCCGCACAACAGCAGACTGCGACGGCAAAGCAGGCCGCTACGCAGGCATTGCGTGAGGACTGGGGCGGTGACTACGACAGAAATGCACAGGCGGTAAACACCGCCCTGAATAGGTTCTTCCCCGAACATCTACAGCAACAGATCATGGAGGTTGCATTGACCAACGCTGATTTTGCCAAGGCCCTGTCGGATATCGGCTCCCGTATGGGCGAGGATACCACGGCTGGTATTAAATCCGCATCGACCAGCAAGGACCGGCGCTCTGAAATCGAGACTGAACTGAAGATGCTACAGCATGATCCCGATAGCGCCTATCTGAACGCTAGGCATCCCAATCACAATGATGAGATAACCCGCGTTGCCGCCATGCTGGACGAGCTTAACGAGTTGCCGGAATGAGTTGCGACAACTGCGATGATGCCTACCTGAACCTGCGTATTCAGGCTTTGCGGCTTGCCGTGGAGGCGTCATCGATTAGCCATAAAGTTGATTTCGAGGCGCTGGCAGACAGATATTTTGTGTGGCTTTCCAAGCCTTCTGCTAAAGCACATAAAAAAACTGTAAAAAAACAGTTGACCTGACTCTGCGATAGTGGCAAAAATACAAGATCGGGTAACCTATTGGTCCGATAAACGGCGGTAACCCGCTCGCAGGCGCACGTAAGCGCAAGTCTGAGGTCCGACATGAGTTGGGCAACCTTTGGCAAGAACCCCTTAATTCTTGTTGGAGGATGCTATGTCCACTCAAGTTGGAATTGCTCATGTACAGCAATTCAAAAACAATGTGATCATGCTCTCACAGCAGCGGGACTCCCGCCTGCGTGGGGCTGTTCGCACCGACCCAGATTTCCTCAAGGGGAAGTCCGGGTTTTACGAGCGCATCGGCGCTACCGCCGTTGTGAAACGCACCAGCAGACATGCCGATACTCCGTTAGTCTCGACACCGCATTCCAGGCGTCGGGTAACGATGGACGATTACGAATGGGCTGACCTGATTGACCGGCAGGATGTCATCCGCATGATGATCGATCCAGAATCGCGCTATGCAAAGAATGCTAGCTCGGCAATGGGCCGTCAGATTGATGATGTCATCATTGCTGCCATGGGCGGATCTTCGTATGCCATTGATGAGGATGACGCGGCCAGCGCCGTGACCTTCCCATCCGGGCAGAAGGTTGCTCATGCTTCTGGCGGATTGACTGTGGCTAAGATTCTCGCAGCCAAGGAAGTCCTCTGGGCTAATGAGGTCGATGATAATGAGCAGATGTTCATTGTCTGTGCCGGTAAGCAGATCAGTGATTTGCTGAACACGACTGAAGTCAAAAGTTCCGATTACAACACCGTCAAGGCCTTGGCCCAAGGTGAAATATCAGACTTCGCTGGCTTCACGTTCATTCGTTCGGAACGTCTCTCGAATGATGCGACTCCAAGTCGCCTCGCTTATGCGTTCCTGCCGTCTGCCATCGGTCTAGCTATTGGCGATGATGTCACCACCCGCGTTTCCGAGCGTGATGACAAAAGCTATGCGACTCAGGTCTATCTTTGTATGTCTCTAGGCGCGACGCGTGTAGAGGAAGAGAAGATCGTCCAAATCGCATGCAACGAGTAGAAGGAGAATAGATCATGGCTACTGTCTACTCAGTACAAAAGACGGCATGGGATCAGACTATCCCGTCTAAAAAGACCAAGCCAAATGAGTTGGCTGGTCGCATGCGAGTTGCTTACGCCACTTATGAGGCCTCCTCCCTGGCCTCTGGTGACGTAATTGAGTTGTTTAACTTGCCGAATGGGGCGCGGATTATGGGTGGGCGTCTGTTTAACGATGCCCTCGCTACATCCACCACTCTTTCGGTTGGTTACGCCGCTCATACCAACTCTTCCGGTACTGCCGTTTCGGCTGCTGCCGCTGCATATCTGGCAGCGACCAGCACCGCTAGCGCTGGTGCCAACGATATTGCCGCCACCCTTGCTTTGGGTGCTACCTCGGAATTGGACGCCAATGAGACCGGCGTTCCGATTACCGCGACTATGGGCGGCGCAGCAGGCACTGGTACGATCACGTTGAAAATTGAATTCGTGGTTGACTAATTCTCAGTGCAGTCGGAGAGCGGGGGCAGGTTGCAGTCCTGCCCCCGCAACTCGCCGTTAAAGGAGCGTCTTGATGGCCGATTCAGAAGTTGAAATCTGTAATCTTGCTTTGACCTATCTGGGCGACAGCCCGATAACTGCTCTCACAGACAACACCGATAGAGCGCGGGCCTGCAATGCCAACTATGCAAATTGCCGGGACCAAGTGCTTCGTATGCACCCATGGAATTCGTCTCTTTCGCGGGCGGCTTTGGCCGCATTAACGGGCAGCCCTGCGTGGCAATGGTCCTATCAATTCACCCTGCCTACAGACCCTTACTGTTTACGTGTTCTTGAAATCGAAAATCTTGACGACAGGGAGTGGGCCGTCGAGGGCCGCGTCCTGATGGCTGACCAGAGTACCGTAAATGTCAAGTACATCAGCCGCATAACAAGCGTCAGCGACATGGACCCGCTGCTTGAGGATGCCGTAGCGGTCAAGCTGGCGCACACCATGGCTTTTCGCATTACAGGCTCCGTTCAGAGGCAGACCGAATTAATGCAGACCTTCCGCCTTGTCTTACGAGAAGCGCGGCAGATGGATGGTCAGGAGGGTGCGCCACCGGATATCTATTCCGATCACTTCGCCGCAGTCAGATTTGGCACTGACTTCTCTTCCGATTGGAGAAAGTGGACGAGTTAGCATGGCACGGGTAAATGCCATACAGACGAATTTTACCGGCGGTCAAGTCAGTCCCCGGCTCTTTGGCCGTGTTGACATTGACAGTTACCGCAATTCCGTAAAGACATTGACCAACATGGTGGTCTACCCGCAGGGCGGTGCTGGGCGTCGGTTCGGCACTATGTATGTTGGGGAAGGCAAGGACTCAGCCGCTACTACTGATAGGAAGTTCCGGCTTGTCCCGTTCGAGTATTCGGACACTAACGCATACTGCCTTGAATTCGGACACAACTACATCAGATTTTATGCTCAATCTGCACAGGTCGTTTCTGGCGGGTCGGCTGTAGAGGTCACCACCGCATATGCGCATACGGAACTTGATGATCTGCAATTCGCCCAATCTGCGGACGTATTGTATATCGTACATAGGTCGCATCCGCCGCGCCAGCTTGTTCGCAATTCGGCAACTTCTTTTACTCTTTCAGATGTCGTGTTTGTTGACGGTCCTTATCTTGACGATAATACAACGTCTACTACCATAGCCGCATCTGCGACTACCGGCAGCATTACGCTCACGGCGTCTGCATCTCTGTTCACCTCCGACATGGTTGGTGCATTCTTCCGCATTACCAACGGAACGGCGGGGTATGTAGAGCTTACTGCCGTCGCCAGCGGTACGTCAGCCACCGCTACCGTTAAAGATACGTTGGGCGGCACGTCAGCCGTTACCACTTGGCGAGAGGGCGCATTCTCTGACGAGCGCGGCTATCCCGGTTGTGTGACGTTCTTTGAGCAACGGCTGTGTCTTGCGGGTTCTACCCACAGGCCCCAGACCGTGTGGGCGTCCAAGGTGGACGATTATGAAAACTTTACTCCCGGAGCCAATGACGATGACCCGATACCGTTCACCATAGCGGCCAACAAGGTCAATGTGATCCAATGGCTTAGTCAGGCCCGTAATTCTCTGTTTATAGGCACTGTGGGCGCTGAGTGGCAGGTTAAAGGCACAAACAACGCGGCCATTACCCCCAGCAACATCATCGTGCGCCAGCAGACCTCCGAGGGATCTGCGCGTGTGCAGCCCGTGCCCATCAAGAATGCGCTTCTATTTGTCCAGCGCAGCGGCGAGAAACTGCACGAAGTCACCTTTGATTTCCTGACCGATAGTTTCCAGGCTCCAGATCTCACCCTGCTATCCGAGGATATAACCTCTGGCGGCATTACCCACATCGATGCCCAGCGTACTCCCGACCCGATCGTCTGGGCTGTCCTGTCTGGCGGTACTATCGCCGCCATGACCTACCAGCCAGATCAGAAGATCCAGGCATGGCATGCACACACCATTGGCGGCACGGGGACCGTGGTGGAGAGCGTTGCTGTGATCCCGAAGGATATCACGGCTGGCATTTATACCGATCAAGTGTGGCTGGGCGTAAAGCGCACGATCAACAGCGCCACAAAGCGGTATGTTGAATATATCGACTCCACCCTGAACACTGATTGCGCCCTGGTCTATTCAGGCGGCTCTACGAGTAGCATTTCCGGCCTGTCGCATCTTGAAGGCGAGACTGTCGCCGTTAAGGTTAACGACGCGCCGCAGCCCGACAAGACCGTATCCAGTGGCGCTATAGCCATCTCGCCCGCTGGCACGGCTGCTGAAGTCGGCCTGCCCTATACGCATACCCTGACGACGCTGCCGCCAGAGTTCGGCGCACAGGCTGGGGCATCCCTGTCGAGGCTGCGCCGTATACATGAGGTCGTGCTGTACCTCAGAGCCTCCAGCGGAGGTCTTATTAATAACGACGACATTATCTACAGATCGTCAGCTGATGACATGGGAGCGGCGTTGCCGCTGTTCACCGGCACTTTCCGCTATACGCCAGATGACAGCTGGGACCGTGATGGGAATATCACCATATCCGGTTCGCAGCCCCTGCCCTTCAACCTTACTGCCCTGATCATGGGCACCAGCGTTAACGAGGGGTGATATTGTGGTTGATTTCGCTGCCATTCTAGCTGGAACCGCGCTTGCTGCCAGCACCTTCTCTTCCTTCAGGGCCGCTAGCGCCCAGGAAGAAGCCATAGAGACGAAGGCCGCTGGTGATTTTGAACAGATAGAATTAATAAAAAAAGCAGCCGAGATAGAGGCTGTTGCGGATGTTGAATCGGCTACCGCATTAAGGGAAAAGACTGATTTTGATTTCAAGACTATAGACAGGCGCGAAAACGAAATTCTTTCTGCCGTAAAATTCAACGAAGAACAGCATGTCAAGAACACTGAATTATTGAGGCGTCAGGGTCAGATAGCCATCGCCCAAAAACATCGCGAGGTCGCCAAGGCCGTAGGCGCAACCAAGGCCCGTGCGGCGGGTGCCGGTGTCTATGCCAGCGGTGGAGCGTCAGCTGAAGTCGCAAAGGATACTGCCATTACTGGCGATCTTGAGAGGGCCAGGATAAACCTGCAAATCGCCCAGGCTCAACAGCAGCTAGACGATCAGATAGGACAGTCAAGAATCAACGCATTTGTCGCAGCGGAGAATATACGCGCTGATCGTGAGGTGCTGGCGTTTAATTTTAATGTTGCCGATAGGCAGCGGGATTTAGCAATACAAATCCACGATATAGAACGCGAAGCGAAAATCTCCTCGCTGGCCGCTGGCGCACAAGCCGCGCAGGCCGGGGCACCCAGCCCAGGCTTGTCTGCATTCACAACCGCCATGACTGGCTTGGCCAAGCTAAATAGAGATTAAAAGAGGCGTGTAGTCATGCAATTCTCAAAAAATGCAGTATTCCGGGCTGGCAGGCAGAGTTCCCCGCTCCAAGCTCCCAGGGTTAGTCTAGGTGCATTTAGACCTCAACCTGTAGCCCGTACTGGCTACAAAGAAGACGAGATGACAGATCTTGCGAATGCTGGGCTTGCCTTCGCCGCTAGCGAGATTAACGCTGGCGTTCGGTCAAAGCGCATTAAAACCAGTAGCGATGTAGAACTTGCATGGGAAACCGCCTACCAAAAAGCAAAGGGTGAACAAGAAAGCCCAGAAAACTGGACAGTCGCCGCCGACGCTGCCGCAAACAAGGTAATAGAAAGCAGCGTTGAAGACGGTAACGTGCTTACCAACCTTCTCTATAAGAACGATACCATCAAGGCGGAACTGAAGTCTTCTCTGGTTAAATTCAAAGCCTTAAAGGCCGCTGATGTGCAGAAAGGGCGCATGGATTTAAGGCTGCGTCATTATGCTGACGCCACGATCAAAAGCGCAGAGAAAATGAAAACCATACTTGGCTCCGTTACCTTGCGGCGCGATGGTGAAGAATCTTATGTAGGGGGAGCCTTAATTAAGGAGGCCCGCGCATCAGCTCTCAAGGCCTATACAGACTTCAGCGAGACCATTGACAGCGATAAGTTGATACCCAGCAAACAGCGTCGAACCTTGAAGACCAATTTTGTTAGTTCTATCGGTAACACGCTTGTATCTCATATTATAAGAACGGACCCTGAAAACGCTATCCGGTACATGGAATATATTGACGGTATAGCCGACAATAATGCCTACAAGGGAGTGATAAATTCCTCTAGGGTCGCTGAACAGAAAAAGCGTCTCAAAACTGCGTATGAGTTTGTTGGTAATATATCGAAGCTAGTTCAAGGTGAAGAGGCGGGTGCAGATATGACCGCCGTCGGAACGAAGATAAACGATCTCAATTCTGCCTTGGAGGCGGGCGATACTCCGAAAGCCCTGACTTCCCTGAAATATATCAATGAGATCGTCCCCGAACTTCTGGAAAAAAAATACGTTGACCCGCGTGGTGATGAGCGGCGTTTGTATAACGGCGAAGATGCCAACAGGCTCATTAAAATGCGCGATGAAGCTAACTTGGCTGTACTAGAGCCGTTATATACGGACATAGCTGCTGATTTACTTGTTCTTTCGAGCAACCAAATCGCCGTCGATCAAAAAACCCTTACCGACGCGGCTGAGTATCTGAATAAGTTGCGTCAGGAAGACCCAGGTGGCTTTTTCGAAATTATCGAAAACCTGTCCTCACGACAGAAAGAAATTTTCGAAGCAAGGCTCCGGGCGTTCACCACTGAAGAGGAGATCGGTGCAAATGCAGCACAGCTTGCACAAAAGCAAACGGATCTTGTCGCAAGCACAGAGACAGCTGTGCGTGACTTTACAACCGATTTACGAGGCCGTCTCATAGATTGGAATAAGCTGTCTCCTGAGAATCATGCCAAAGCATTACAGCGCTTCTTCGATACCCACTGGAAGCCTCTTACGACAGCATTCGCCAACGGTGCCCGTAATATCATTTCTCCAGATGAAGCCCAAAACCATATTATGGGGTTTAAAACAACCGTAATCAACGGCATCGGGAAAGGCGTTAAGGAAGAAGGCCGCACTGATTGGTATGAGCATATCAAGGAAAACAAAAGTGACTATCCTTTCTTGTTTGAGCTTTTCGTGCAGACCAGCCTTGGAGCCGATATAAGCAGTGACAGAGAAAAAAATACCGCAGAGGCCGAGGAGCAAGCAAAAAGAGACCTTTTTGCTTCCGGGGTAACAAGGACGGATGAGATCGGGACTAAATTACGGACAGTAATGACCGGTTGGGAAGATCTGCCTTCCGAAGAGTTCGCCGAAAAATTACAGGGCTTTATCAAGACCAACTGGGACAGCTTCACGAGTAAGTTCACTGCCGACTCTGCCGGTATTATTTCCCCGAAGGAAGTTGAAAGGGAAATTGTAAGGCTTAGACAGTCTATATCTAAGGCCACTGGCGATAGCCTTGTAGCAATGGACCGTGTAGATTTTTATGATCACGTTCACAACCGCGCACGGGATTACCCCGTTTTGTTTGAAATCCTGGCCAAGTCCAGCCTGGATAGCAAATTAGGGCAGCAGCGAAAGAACCAAGTATCGGCTGCTAGAAAGCAGCTCAAAACAGCCATCGAGGGAGATACGAATCTAGCGCTTCGCGCAGTGAGTGGCGAAAATGTGCAGCTGCCATCCGATCTTTTAGACAATCTTGGAAACAAGCTCAGAGAGCTTTGCAAGATTGATGGTTGCAGCGAAGATACCATACGAGCTATCGGCGTGAATTTGGACTTCTTGGGCCAACACTATCAGCACAACGTCGGGGTTAACGACTCCATACAAAGCGCCTTACAAACGGGGACTGGTGGAGACGGTAAATTACTGACCATTATTGAAGGCCAAATAAAAAACCTGTCCGAGCTTTCCAAGACTTTTGAAAACTCTGGTCCCGCCATCACCATGGTTGATAATGATGGTGAAATTACGGGTGTCATAAAACCGTTGCCGACAAATATCGCAGCCGCAATGCTTGGCGATGACGCTAGTGGTACTTTAGCAGGGAAATTTGCCGACGCTTTCAAAAAGAACCATGACGCTCTTGTGGTAGTCAGAGATGCTATTGATCCCGCCGCCTTCCTTGATCCCAAACCTCAGAATATAGTCGATATAGGCAAAGCCATCGGCTTAGACGTTCAGGATGAAAACAGTCAAACTCCGATTGACCGCCTTATGCATAATCCTGATAGCCGTGAAAGCCAAGAATTTATGGAAGCGATTGGCCAATATCCGGCGCTTGCCCTGCCCGTTGCCGAGCAGTTGAGGCAGCGTTTTAATATGGCATACCCGACAGAATCTGCGGCTGCTGAAGCGCTCGTTAAATTGTCCGGTATTGTTTACGACGCTTGGTACAAAATGCTTACAAAAACGAATACGGGGGCGGGCCACAAACTGCCCGAAGCATTGCTTGATATTGTCGGCGCATACGAAAGTATTGCGAGGAGTTCCAAAGTTGGCAGTAAAGACTTTGACGGCCAGTTTGTCATTGCACAAAAATATCTGCACACGCCTAAAAATTTAAACGACAAGCCTGAGGGCGGTACTTGGATGGCTCCTGGGGCTGTCCCGCAAGAAGAACAGATGGAGGCCGTAAGAGCGGGTCTTGGTTTAACCGGGAGGCTTAATGATTGGCGTAATATACAAACTGTAGACGATAGCGCTAATGTGGAACTTCAATTCGTTTTGCGCCAGCTAAGAGAAATGCAAGCTGACGTAAGTCAATTAGACGACGCGTATCTTGAAAAGCTGGAGGAACGCGCCAGACAAATTAGCATCAAAGCACAAGAGGATGGCATCCTTGGCGATACTATCGTTGGGCTTGGGCAGGAAAAAGAAATAGCCGAAACGAGCGTGATCGCAGAGCATCCAATGGAAGCAACGCTCGTCTCTAAAATTGGGCTAAACGGCGCTGCTGCGTATGGTCATATAGCAGTTCCATCTATTAAACAGATCGCCACCACCTCCGCTTTACTCATCTCCGTTTTTGAGGCGGCTGCTAAACGTGGCCTGTCCCTAGCGCAGATGCGGGTAAACCACACCATGCGCGATATGAATGCCGTCTTTGACCGCGAAGATCATGGTGTTAAAAGGGATTTCCCTATAGTGCTGGGTGCGGGAACG